CAGACGGAGGACTTATTATACTTAGCTCTCCCTAGTCCTCCCTCTCCCTTTCAGTGTTGGCTTCCTGTCCCTCTCTACGGTTGGTACTTAGTAGAGATAAGTCTAGGTGCTGGTATACCCGATAGGTTCTATCCCATCTCAGAATAACATTTAGGTATAACTGACGAGGTGTCGGTATGGACACTGTATTGTTAGCCACCCTCAGAGTTGCACGGTACTTCATAAGAAGCGGTGGAGAGCTACAGTACGCTCAGTACATTCGCTATAAAAGAGAAAACACCCCTTGCGAGGTGTTAGTTGAGTATTGTCGTTAAACAAAGCTTAACACACACTCGCTCAAAAGTACAATACTTTCATAGCTAGGCTTCGAGATATTACGACAATACTCAAAGCTTAGATACAGTGTATCAGATTAAGCCTAGCGGTACAATAAAGAAAAAGCCCGCTTATCGCAGGCTCCATTCTTGGTAGGGTGACTTCTCAGCCACAGGGTTGTCGTAGTCTACAAAATACTGCGACAGGTCAACGGGGTTCTTACAAGACGTTGACAGGGACGTCGACCGGTGCAGAATCCTCTGACGGCTCGCTTGTTCCAACTTCTGCCTCGTCCTCACTCCCAGATTCGGCGGGGACTTCCACCAGGCTCGAACCGAGGCTAAGGTTACTTTTTGAGTCTTCGAGGGCTGCAGTAGCCTCGGCATGACGAGCATTAGTGGCCTCAACCTCGGCGGCGAGAGCGTCAACGTTGGCTTGGTGGCTATCCACCTCGGCCTGCAACTGACCCAGCTCGATAGGTTGGTGTGATTCTACTACGGTCTTCTCGGCCAACTGGCCTTCGTGGAGAACGAGATTCTTGGTTGGCATTGAAGCCCTCACTTAGTTATATGTGTTCAGTATGCTTAATAATGCTTAGGCTTGTCAACGTTTAGGCGTAGTTGTAACCGTTCCCACCGAGGCGTTAGTACCCTAAAACTGAATAGTATCCAATGTAAACTGTGCTCAAAGCTAATGCTGCCGTTACACTTAAGGTTACTGTAGTCGTAGTGTCTGTAACATACATCGTTGATACAATCCCAGCGAATGAACTATTGCCTGCCGCAAAAGATATCGAACAACCGTTAGGGAATGCCAATGCTCCTGAGAAGGTCATAGTTAAGACCGTACCAGTTCCCACGCCAGTTCCCGAAGTTAGGGTAATCTTACCACTTAGATTAGTTCCTACAATGGCTACAGTCGCTCCTGCACCAGCCGCTGAGCCTAGAACTATGGTAGGAGCAGCGGAAGTGCCAACCACTGACGGAAGAGTGCTGTATACATCACTGGTATTACCAATTTTAGTAGTAGTCGTGCCACTATCTGATATAGCAGTAGTATAACCATTAAGATTATTCAGAGAAACAATATTACTGGTAGCGCCCGAAGCGACAGTAATACTACTGGCAAGATTCTCTATATAATTATCGACCACATTACAGCCGTTGCCAGCTATGTTGACCCCGATTGCTCCAGCGAATATAGAGGCAAACTTGATGGTGTTGCCGCCTATCTTGCAATAATTAGAGCCACTAGCTACCTGTATGCACGTTCCAGCAGAGCCGCTGTTTATTATCTGGTTGTCTTTAACGACATGGTAACTGCCAAAACTGATATTTAAGATTGTGTTGCCAGCACTAGAACCTCTCCAGAAGTTACCCGTAAAGGTTGTATTACTATCTCCTGTACTCGCGAATGTGGCGAATTGGTCAAAGTAATTGTTGGCAATTATCGTGCCTGGGCTGGAAGCGGTTAAATCAATTCCAGCGCCATTATTAGCTGCTACAAAGACATTCCCCACAACCACACACCCATAGCCCGCTGGCTGGACAACTCCGCTCGAACCGTTCGTATCGTATCTAAGAAAGACATTATTACTAAAGGTGGTGTGTGCGGCTATTCGGATAGGACAATAAGTTAGCGATAAGCTGTAGTAGTTATTATCTACAGTATGGTAAGCAGCCGTGTGCTGTACTACTGCAGCGGAGGCCGTTGCCAAGAAGCGGCAATTAGTTACGTTGGCATAAGCTCCCCCAAAAATAATATAGGCGTTATTCCCCGTAAAGGTACTTTCAGTTACAGTAGCGTACTGACCTGATAAAGTAAGCGCAAAGCCGCTGGTAGCAACAGTCAGACCAGACAAAGTAAGATGTGCGCCAGACAATGTTAAGGCTGCTGACATGGTTAAGGTAACTGTTCCGGCCCCAGCCCCCACAATAGTTAGGTTTGCGGCCGTGAAACTCCCGCCAGTTTCTGTATAAGCGCCGGGCATTATATAAATCGTAGACCCTGCCGCTGCAACCGCTAGACAAGCGCTTAGGGTCGTATAACTACCACCTGTTGTCGCTACGATGTAGGTGTACGGAGATTGACCGCCAGCGTATTGAGGAACGTTTAGTGTTGAACCCGTGAGCGTAGCTGCACCACTGGTTCCTGCGGTTGTTAGGGTAATGTCGTCCGCTTGTCGTAGCTTCCTGAGTAAAGGGTCAAACTTTGCACTCGTGTTAGCCACTAGGTACTCCAGACCGTGTACGTTAGCCCAGCTCGGTTAGCAAAGTTAGTTGAGTAATCCGAGTTACCCGCCGTGAAGCGGATAGTCTTAGGGCTAGTTGAGGTATCAAACTTCTGGATATACCAGTGACCCTGCACATCGGTAAAACCAAAATATTGTACCGTTCCGACATCGTCAATATCGGCTGGTAGATAGCGCACGAACGGGTCGGTCGGGGTAGCACTAGCTACCGGGAATGTCAGGTCGTTAATGGCTTTTGTAGTCGCATTAGTCGCTTCGGTGACGCTCGACAGGTCAATTGGCTTGGGTTCGGGAATAGTCGGGAACTTGATCGCTTTAACCGCTTTTTCAACGTTGCCGAGCTGGGTCAGGAGTGGGCCGAGTTCAGGCGCAGCCACTTTGACGTTCGGGGCCGCAACGTTGACTTTGGGATCAAGCTTCTGCGCTTCGATAGCTGACTTAACCCCCGTTAGGCTATCAGTTAAAGGGGTAAGTAGGTCTTTTAAGTTAGTCACCTCGACGCTCTCGGTCGGCTCTGGAGCCTCCGGCATCTTAATGGCACTTGGGATAGCTTTTAAGGTCGGGATCAGCTCACGGATAGCCGCAATGACCTGCGAGTTATCAACCTTACTAGCCTTGACAGTTTTCTCTAATTGCTGGATAGCTACCAGTACGGGGTCAGGTGCAACCTCCAGCGCTTCTTGAGGCCGGGCGGCAAACTCTAGTAAGGACTGAATGGCTTTGGCATTAGGATCCACTCAAGTCTCCTAACCAGTAAATGAATAACCGACAGAATAAGTTTGGGTGTTCGCGTTGTTAGCCGTTAGTTTGAGTTGGATCGTGGCCGGGAGGTAGTCTTGAGCGATAGAGTTGGCCGAGGCCGTGACGTTAGGCCCAACCTTGTAACGAACCGTACCAGTGCCGACAATCGCCGCACCAGATAGGATGAGGTAGTATTTACCACTTGCCATGTCTAGGCCGCTAATTGTTAGGGTAACTGAACCTGTCCCGAAAGCGGTGGTATCGACCACGACGTTCAGAAACCTTGATCCGCCGGTATCAAGATCGGGCAGGGTAACGGTGGCAGTGCGAGCGGCGGAAGCGAGGGCTATGCCTTGAGAATATTGTCTAACAGCCATTGAGTGATTCCTTATTATTCATAATATACCATAATTGCTTGAGCTTAGACACAAAAAAGCGACCCGGAGGCCGCTAATTTGCGCTAGTTATCTAGCAGGGGTGAGCGACGTTGTGATTGCCGTGAGTTGTACCCACGGTTACACCTGTGCCGCTGCCCATCTTACCGCTAGAGAGGTTTCTAACGTTAGCCGAAGCTACGTTAGCTGCCCCTTTGCTCTTGGTAAGCGGGTTAGACGGTACGGATACCGACTTCACCGAGGCTCGACTTTTACCGAAGTTGGTTGCCATAGCAGCCTCCTAAAAGTTAGTTACTAGGCGGTTTTTGCCCAGATGCCCTTTATCTCAGTAACCATCCAGCCATTGACGCCATCGGCCACTAGCTTGATGTAGTCACCAGCCTGAGCCGTAGCCTTGGTGTTGACGATGCTCTTGTTGTCAGCGGCCGTCCATGCACCACCAGCGACGAGGTCGGCGGCGTTAGGGGCAACGGTGACGGCTAGAGAGCCGTTATCACCTGAGCCAACTGGCCCGGAGGTCTTGGGAACGCCACCGTTGCGGATAGTGTAGGAATATCCCACTACCGTTGCGGGGAGGGTGATCGTCTGAGAGTCAGCGACCACGTTCTGGATTACGCCGCAATCGGCAATCGCCAGAGTTTTAGCTGTGTCGATGTTCTCATAGTTGAGTCCACCTGTACCGTGTAGGGTCAAGCCTACCTTAACACTCGTATCATTTGCCATTAGATTGGCTCCTTATTATTTGTTGCTGTTGAAACGTTTGTCGGGTTCACCCGATGCAGTCTCAGGAGTTTTCTCGGCAGGTGCATCGGGTTGCAATATCCATCCCATGCGCTTGAGAGCGTCAGCACCAGCCGGGTGAGTTATGGTTGAAGTGACACCACTCTGAGGGTCTTTATAGGTTCCGGGCGGGTTAAACTTGCCATCACCGTTGTGTTCTATTACATCTGCCATGAAGTTACTCCTTGTTTACAATTATGCGGACTGGGAACAGATTACGGCCTTACCACGGTTGGTAGGGATGAACGCGTCATAATATCTACGACCCTCGACCACCCAGCCATCAACACCCTGCACTTCTTTCAAAATGCGGTAAGTATCAAACTTGTGGGGAGCTACCAAAACCTCATCGTGTACGAGTAGGTACTCACACTTGGCGGGCAGGTAAGAGGTAGGGACTTTGACGACGGCAACGCCATCGACTTCACCCTGCTGGCCGTTGATTAACTTGCCAGCTTGCAGTTCTGAAGCCTTGACGAAGTTAGCATCCAGTTTCAGGAATGACAGAACGGCCGGAGTGACGAACAGAACACGACCCTTAGAGGGTACGAACAGGTCATCCAGTTTGCTCTGCATGTCGAGGATCTTGGTGAAAGCAGTTGAGCTAGTCGTAGTCGTACCAGAGTTGGTAGCAGTCTGCGAGTTAGCCACGCAGTAAGCCTGGAGAGTCGTGAGGCGGTAGATGTCGGTGTTCGGGACACAAGTGACCTCAATGGTGCGCTTGAGTGTTGAACCGGCTTCTGTGACCATCATGGAATCTTCGTAGTTACCACGGTCAATGCTGTAGGTAAACGACTTGTCCTGAGACAGTACAAACGTTTCCTTAGTGGTATCGAGTTCAGCCAGCGAACCAAAACGGTTTGAACCGGAGCGCTGGTAGTTACCCTCTGTCGGAACGTTCACACCGTAGATGGTGATTGAGTTGACGCCGTTGTAGTCGAGGCGGATACCTTTGTTAATGATGTCGGACGTGACGGAGTTTAGGCGGTAAACTTCATCGACTTGCTTTTCATATGTTGAAGCAAAGTTCTGTGCCAATGTATTGACCCTTAGTTATGGCTTGCGTTAGCCCATTAACCCCTTTAAAAAGTCGTTTTGAGCGGCTCTCTTCGGTGCGGCACTGGACGGGCTATCGGCGGCAGCCAGCATCTTTTCAGCTGACTTCTGGCCTTGAACCTGTCCATTCTGCGCTCCGGAGGCTTGGACTTCGGCAAACTCTTTATATATATCATACGGAAGCACATTGGCGGCAATGGTCAGCCCAGTGTTGGGATCGGTCTGGATTCCGGCTACTCGTTGGTAGATAGTCGCCACTCGTTTAGAGAGTGATTCATCATACTGTGGAGAACTGGAATCAAACTGAGGGAAGTCGTGCATAACTTGGAGTGATTGCTGACTGAGGTTGGCGTTGAGGTCAGTGACCTTAGCGTTGTACTCGGCCATTTCGGTGCGTTGCTCCAGAGCCATGACACGCGCCATTTCGGGCGTTTGTCCCTCTTCGACTAATTGCTCGGCGGTCTGGGGAGCGTAGACTTTGGCATTTTCAGCCGCAATCTCATCTCTCAGACTAGCTCGCTTTGAAACTAGGTCACGAATCTCATTACTGAGTTGCTCTTTACGCGCTTCTGCGCCTTTGGCTGGCTTCTCGGACTCATCGGGTTCGGCTTCTGGTTCCTTTGCAGGTTCCTCGGCTTCATCTGACTCGGTCTTGTCCTCTAAAGTTTCAACCGGTGCTAGGTCAATTTCTTTGGGCGACGATTCCTCAGTGGCAGTTAGCTCTGCCGGAGCCTCAGTTACAGGTGCAACCTCCGCCTCTTTAACGTCTGATACTTCTTCAGCCATTGAACACTCCTTGAAAGTTAACGACTAAACACTGTCGCTGTGTGGAGGCAGGAAACCTCTTAGGGTTATAATAAGCATTAAAAGCAATAGGTACTATCGGGGTATGGTGGTATACTTTGAGCATAAGAGGTGCTATATGGAAGAAAAGCAAGAAGTTAAGGTAATAGAGATAACGGGTGAGAAGTTAGACCCTAACGCTAATTATTTATTCGTTATATCAAGATTTGCCATGAAGTCGGTAATGATAGATAGATTTTATTCTCAGTTACGCACCCTAGGCATTAAAGCGACTATAGTCTTAACTGATATACCAATACATGAAACCATAAAGGTATACTCGATTCCCAAGGACGAGCCTAATGCCTAAATACACCATCTTTATCCGTAAAGACAATGTAACAAGTTGGGAGCTTATACCCAAGTATGAGCGTTCAGCGTGGGTCAACAAATGCTTGGAGTCTTACATCAAGCTCACTACGCCTAAGGCCGAGCCGAAGCCTAATTAGTGTACTCATCTTTGAGAACTGCGAGGTTAGTACGGCTACTTTCCAGTGCTGCCTTAGCCACTTGTCGGCCCATTAGTTGAGCGGTGAGTGGTACGTTTGATTCCAGGTCAAGCCCGTCTATCGAGTCTAGAGCCGTGATCTGTTTAGTGAACCAGTCGAGTAATTCATCCAGTAATGGAGCGGCTTGCATGACCTTAGCCCGCTCTTCGCTGGCTTCGTGGGCGCTGACCTCATCGACGGGTACTTGGTAGACACTGCCGGAGTTGTCTGGTGATAAATCATCTGATAATAGGATATCTTCTTCGTTCATAGGTTGACTACCTCCTCGTTAGTGATGGTGATATTATCGGCTTTCATTGAGGCTTGAGCGCCACTTAATGCCCCGAAGTCTGTGGCAAAGTTAGCATATAACGAGGCAATCAACACATAGAACACGCCGTACTTGTTCCAGAAGGCTGGCTGGTAGACAAAGATGTAGACCACTATCGGGAAGTTAGCTAACCAGAACCATGCCATTGAGAGGTGAAACTTGGCCTGGGTCTTAGCATCATCTTCAAACTCTTTGATTATCTTGGGTCTAAGTAGGTGGGTCACTTAGCGGCTCCGGCCTTAGCCATCGGTTTCTTAGCAGTCTGGACAGCTAGTTCATGGGAAGCGGCGGCTTGTTCGCCAGCCTGAGCAGCATTGTTGACCGCCAGATCGTGCGTAGCTTGCGCTTGAGCGTTAGTGGCCTGAGCCTGGTTCATGGTGTGGTGTAATTGGGCGACCTTGAGGGCTTCGGCGCTGGCTCCGAGGATATGAGCGTTATCCGTGGTCTGTTGCTTGTGGGCTAGTTCAGCTACCTTAACGGCGGCGTTAGACTGCTCTACCTGCATCTTCTGTGAAGCGGGTGTGGCCATGCCAGAAGTGGGGATACCCAAGGCAGCGAGGACTTCGTGCTGTGAATCTTCGGGTAGATCGGCAAACTTAATCTGTAGGGTGTTCATCATCTGCAGGATTGGGTGATCGGAGATTGACGGTTGGGCTTGGGGTTGGGCCGCCTGTTGCGGTACTGGCTGGCCCGTCTGCGGATCGACGTAAGGCTCGCCGTTCTGCGGGTGGCCACTGACAATCTGACCCGTCTGTTGATCGACGTAGGCGGGTTGGACAGGGTTCTGCAATCTACCACCAGCAATCTGGTCGATGTTAGGTTGGAGTACATCACTGATTTGGACATTAACACCACCATTGGCCAGTAACTGAACCTGAGCGGCGGGTGGGAGGTCTTTGTAAACGGCCGTGAGGTGAGGCTTGTCGAAGAACGGTGTCATAACACTTGGAGCCTTGACCTGACCCGTCTGCGGGTCTTTCTCTAGGTCAGTGACGATCTTATCCATGTCCTTAACCCCGAGACGCTCGAACAATTGCTTGTAAACCTCACCGATGTGGAGTTCTTTACCGACTGATTGCATGAGGTAGGGGATATATGGATTCTTAGCAGCTTCGGCCAAGACTTCTTGTAGCACAGCGATTTGCTCTTGGTTGTCCTCAATCGTTGAAGATGTTGGGTCGGCCTTGAAGTCTAACTTAGGAGTTTCAGAGTCGTAGTTAATCCGGCACACGTTGTCTTTGTTGACGTACTGCAATTTATTGGGGGACTCATCAATGTCCCTGAGCTTATCAGCGGTTTCAACATCAATCTTGATCTCTTGTGTCCCGCTACGTTCAGCGAAGTACAGGTTGAGCATGGTGTTGATAATCTCTTCAAAGGTGGACTCAAACTGACGGCGCATGTAGTTGTCCGAGAGTCCGAGGTGCATCTGTTGAGCATCGACACCTTGGGGAGTCTTGGAGCTGGCATTACCCGATTGAGCCGGTACGGTGTTATCACCAGCACTGTTGAGCGCCATGATCTGACCTTTAATCAGGCCGTAGTTCTGCGGGAAGGCTTGCAGTGAGGCAGTCTCCAGTTTAACGGGGGTAATAGAAGCGTTAGGATCGCTACCGACCTTCCACAAGGCGTTAGGAGCGTACTTAACGACCGAGGTGGGTACGTTGCCCTTAATCTCTAGCGGGGGGTTCATAAGCAAGCTACGCATGTACTGGTAAGACTGGACTTCACTATCGAGTAAGTTCTGCATACCGCCAGACACTTCCACGCTGCCACGGCCTAACGGGTTGGACAGGTCAACGTTGGCGTACATGTAGTGAATGGGAATCATGCCACGAGGGTCTTTGTTCTTGCGCCGACGCACGACTTGTTTGGTGACGGGTGAGAATGAGTAAAACTCCGCTCCGATACCACGCTGGAAGCAATGGACGATCTCAATGAAGCCTTTGTTGGTCATCTTGTTACGCTCGTTGGGAGTCAGTGACCAGTTATCCTTTTGCTGGATCTTATCCTTGAGGTTGGCTAGTTCTTTCAAGTCCCAGCCGGAAGCGTAAGCCTCGGCGTCCTTGCGATCCTGAGAGTTCTTGGTCAGCATGTCCTCTTTTTTGATAATGGCGTCAATCTGGTTGGGCTGATACCAAGCCTTGAGGAAGATCACGTTAGAGTCACGGTCACTCAATTTACCCTGTTCGAGCAAGACATCTTTGATATAGGGCAAGGTGAAGTCAGTCCCGAAGTAATCACCTCGGTTGACGAACTGCACGAACGCTGGTTGTGAGCCATAGGTCAGGCTCTTGGAGGTCAATGCCCAGCACTTCTGAATCAATGCGGCGGTAGTGTTAGCATTGGCGATAATCTCATGCTCTAGTATGTAGTCGGCAATGATCTCAAACCAACGGTCATTAGAGATGATGTTACCCGTGGGAATACGCTGAATGATGCGCTTGGGTAGCTCTTGGATAAAGGCCGCCAGTGTACCATCGGTGACTTTAGGCAGGCTCTTGTCAATACCGGGGTGAGGTTGGTTGCGGGCGATCCGCTCAAACTCATCGAGAGGTTTGAACAACGGGAGCATATAGGTCATAGAATCATTAAATCGCTCTACTAAATCCTCTTCGTCGATGAAGGAAAACGCCACGGGTGTAATGTCCTTTTACTGCACAGTAATTCTTGAGCTTAACTATAGCATAATTAGTAAATCAGGGAGTTAATAGGGGGAGCAACATAATCTTCCTCTTCCTCACGAGGTCGCATAGTTTCAAGTGCGTAGCGGGTAGCGTCCATCTGATCGCTTAGGAAGTGATTGGGGACGTTTAGGATCTTGCCCTCTTTGTCGAGTTCCCACAGATAGTTACGGTAAGCCTTAATCGTATTGGTTGAGTTCTGGGTCATGCTAATGCGCTGTGACTGAACATACTGGATACCCTGAGCGACGCTGCCTGGCCCTTTTTGGGCGGGGATGATACTAGTCCCGTACTCAGCAATCTCAGCGATACTCTTGGGTTCGGCACTATCTGCGATCACTAGAGCAAAGGGTAAGTTATTGAGGTGATCGGCAATCTGTTTATTGCTCATGCCTTTACGATGAAGTATCTCGTCAATGATGTAGCCACCATTATAGGAATACAGCGCCACGATAGCCGTAGGGTCGTTGGAATAGCCAAAGTCTAGCCCATAGCGTTCTAATCTAGCTTCATGAGGGACTTCGGGGATAATCTGCCAGTCCTTGTAGATTTTACCCTCAACCTCGCCCCGTTTGCCCTCACCATAGACTTTCCACCAACCCTTATTAGGTCGGCGCTTCTCAATCTCCTGCACGATACTAGGATCAAGCGCTTGGTTGTCCAAGTAGGTTAGGATAAGAAACTGGGCATAAGTGTCGGTTGTACCGGGGATACCATCATCACTCAGGCCATAGTCGTCATAGAGGTAAAAATCCGATGTGGGGTTCCAATCAGCCAGTGCAAACTCCTTAGTACGCAGCAAGAGCTGATCCCATGATTCCTTAGCTACGTTGTTGGCCTCGTTAACGAACAATCGCTCACGCCGTGGGCCTCGAACCTTAGATGGTGCATCGGCGGAAAAGAACTCAATGCGTGAACCAGTCTCAAAGGTATAAATGCAATCGGTACGGTTCCACAAATCCTCTTTGTAATAGTTGTGGCTCTGCATGATGTTGAGGAAGTCACGCATTGCTCCACGTTTTAAGTGCGGAAAGCTCTCACTCACGATAGAGGTTAGCGTAGGGGTTGTATCGCTCTGAGCCTTAGCAATCAGGTACAGCAGGATTGAGATGGTCTTAGAGGCACTCGTACCACCGGCGACTAGTCGGATACGTTTGTTGAGCCGCTTGATCTTGTTAGTGGCAGTTGTCTCACTGAACATCAGTATTCAACGAAATGATAGGCGAGGGTAGGTCTTTGCCATTAGTGGTAGCATCGACAAACACTTGGGGCTTGCCCTCTACTCTATCCGTAATCTCTTTCATGTCCGGTAATGATTTATCTGCTGCCTTAATGCGATTGAACGCTAGACGTTGTGCCATAGTTCGATCAGTCTTAGGTTGCTTAACTAGCTCCTCGAAGTCTGCCTCTGACATATTGAGCATTCTATTGTACTGAAAACTGATAGAGTTCTTAGAATCCCAAGTGCCTTTGTTGCGGTCTTCTGGCCTGTCTTGGAAGCCACCTTTGCCTGTTGGATTAGGGACTTGCTTCTTAACTTGGTCTCTAGTTTCCATGTTGATAATACTATGCCGTTATCCTAATGCTTAGTCAACCTCTACCCATCCAGTCAGTACTTCCAGCTCCTTGAGGGTCTGTTGCCAGTTGCCTGTGAATCTCAATGCCTTATCATCTACATACACCTCGGCGGCTGGCTTGATGCTCGTCACCTGACAATCGAAATTATAATAATCTAACCACTCCCCAACTACCTGTACATTGTTTATTGTGAAAACTATTACGCCGTATCCCCTATCCTGTAGCTCTTCAACTACCTCTAAGGCTCCGGGCATAGGCTG